TCAGATGAAGAATGTGCTTGCGCTCGATCTCCTGCGCGGGTTCGCTTTGATCGCCCGCGATATATGCGCGGGCCTGCGCATCGTTCAGTTTGGCTTTCATAAGGCCCCTTTCTCCCCGTTTTGCCGATAGGTCAGCTTGTGGTTATTTTCTGGCGTGGAGCGCGAGAATATAGCAACCGGGACTTTCATGCATCTGTGCGTCGGTGCGCTTGGTAAACTCGGCTTCGTTCAGAAGAACGGCGGGGGCATAAATGTCAGCCTTTACGACATCGCCGGTTTTGGGGTCGTAATGCTTCACGGCGTAGACGGCGTGATCTGCGCTGCTTTTTGTCATATCCAGATAGGCGGCCCGTCGCGCTTCGTCCAACATAACGGCGAGGCCGGAGACGTTTGTATAGTGCGGGACGAGGTAGGTGCTGCCGTCATGGAAGAAATACATGATGTTGGGATAGCTGTTCATGTTGTGTCCTTTCTGCCCTCGTGACCTCCGGGGCGGGCGTTTAACTTGCTGGTAACTTGCTGGGCGGTTTTGTTATTCGGTCAGGCCGAGGGCGCGGCGGGCAGCGATCTCGGCGTTTTGGGTCAACTGGCGTTGCCACGCGCTGTAGCGGGGAGACCAGCGGAAACCGTTTTGTTTCAGCGCGGCGCGGGTTTCCTCGTCGGGCTTCTCGTCAAAGAGTATCTGGAGGCGGTCGGCTTCGAGGTTGCGGACGATCTCGCCGCCGGAGAATTTTGTGCTTTCGGCGGGTTGCTCGGCCTGCTCCGTGCGCTTGTCCAGCTCGTCAAGACGGGCTTGTACGCGCTTGATCTTGCCGCGCAGGCTGGTCAATTCATAGTCGGGGATGGGGTGCTTTACCCACGGGCAGCGCTGGCAGGTGTCGGCAAAGTCGGCGGTGAGCTTGGCGGCGGCCTCGGCGGTCAGACCGGGAAAGCCGACAAAAGATTTGTGCTTGCGGTAATAGGCGTTCAGAGCCTTGTTGCGGTCAAGCTGGGCTTGCAGCTTTTGGAGCTGGTCAGTGAGCATTTCGCGGGCGTGGGGGTCGGCGAGGTCTACCGCGCCGGTGCCGACGGCCTCGATCTTGTTCAAGATGGCCTTGATCTCGTCGTACTCTTTCCAGAGGGTGTCCTCGCGGGACATCTGCTTTTCGTGCTTTTTCATGTTGTAATTGCCTGCGCCGGAAATGAACTGGCTGGGATAGCTGGCCTGATTGCGGTTGTAGTCGTTCGTCCATTGAGCAAGGCGGCGGGCGTAGCGGTCAAGCAGCGCGTCGAGCTTGTCGTGGTAGTAGGGGCTGACCTTGGATTTGCGCACCTCCACCAGCGCGGCGGCCTCGTCCACGGCGGCGCGGTAGCTGTTGGTGGCGCTGCCGGGCTGGTAGTCGCTCATGTGGACGCAGTAGTGAGCGTTGCGGGCCGTGTCCTCGTTGATCTCGTAGTAGCGGGCGGCGGGCTTTGCTTCGGCCTGCGACGTGGAGATCATGCTTGTCTGTTCGTACATGGTGTGTACCTCCGTTTTGTGTTTTGGGGTTTCGCTTATGGGGTGCCGTCGCTTTGTCCGGTGCGGCGGCCCCAAGGTATCCGGTTTTGTGGTCAGTCGAGGCAGGTTTCATAGCGGATGCGGTATTGCTCTTTCAGCTTGTCATAGGCGCGGGTGGTGACGGTGTAGGTGTTGCGCTCCTCGTCGTAGCTGATGCCGCGCCCGTGGAGCTGGGGCAGGTCGTCGCGGAGCGGGCGGAGAAAGTAATGCTTGCCGTAGTAGGAAAGATCGGCGGCAAAGTCACAGCCCGTGGGGGCCTGCTGCATTTCGTAGCAGTAGACATATTCGCCGGGTTTGTCGGCCTGCACGGCGGGGGCCTTTTCTGCCTCTAATGCGGCGTAGTCCGGGGCGTAGCCGAACAGCTCGCCGGTTTTGGGGTCGTAGCGGGCGGCGGAGAAGTCCGGGACAAAAAGCGTTGTCTGCTCGTTGATCTGCTGGGCGTAGCCGCCGGGGACGGGGGCAAAGGTGCCGCTGATCTTGCGTTCGATGGATGCCATGTTGTTTACCTCCTGTTTTCGTTGTCGAGGGCGGCCAGAGCGGCGGCCATGCCCTGCTCAAAAATGCGGGTGTTCTCCGCGTTGGATTTTGTGAGATCGTTCGAGTAGCTGCAGGCGGGCCAGAGCGGGCAGTCACACGCGCCGCGTCCGGGGTTGTAGTGCTGATTGCAGATGGTTTCGATGCGTTCGCCTGTCTCGGCGGGGATGTAAAGCCATGCCATTTTGTGTACCTCCGTTTTGTGATTTGGTTTTGTGCGTGGGGTCGGGTCGCTTTGTTCGGTGCGGCCCGTCCAAGGTGTCCGGCTGCTGGGGGTCAGACGCTATCGGCCAGCGGGACGACGCGCCACTCCTCCGGGCGTTTCTTCGTGGCTTTGATCTGCTCCAGCGGCTCCCGTTCCTCGCATACGGCGTACTGCTTCCAACGGTAGCTTTGGCACGTGCGGTTTTTGGTCAGCGCCTCGCGGGGGATGTAAAGCTGCTTGTATTCCAGCGCGTACATGGTCAAGCCTCCTCGCTGATCTCGACGGCGGCGGGGCGGTGCTTGTGCATCGCGGCCTCGGCCTCGTCGAGACTGTGAAAATATCCGGCGGTGCTGCTGGGGTGACGCAGGCAGCAGCTATCCTCCAACACGGAATACCAGTTTTCAAACAGCGTTTCACCTGCAAGGCAAACGATGTCATGCCGCTCGTTCCCGTCGCGGTATTGCTTGATGATCTCCATTTTGTTACCTCCTCGTTTTTGTGTTCGGCCTGCCATCATCAGCGCCGGGCGGCCATTCCCGGCGGACGGCCCCGGCGGGCCGTTTCGGCTTGGGTTTTGTTATGCGACGCGGAAATAATAGGCGTTCTTCTTGCCGCTCCACTTGCCCCCGGCGGCTTCGATCTCTTTTTCGTGGGGCTTTGTGTCTCCGGCCAGCCAGACAACCGGCGCGGCGGTGGTCGCGCCCTTGATGGTGGAGGTCAGGCCGTCCACCTCTGCCCAGCGGGCCGCGATGATCTCGGCGGCGGTCTTGGGTTCGACGGCCTCGGCGGCGGGCTGCTCCGTCTTGGTTTCGTGCAGCTCGGCCAGCTTGTTTTTCAGCTCGTCGATCTCGTTTGCCGCCCGGTACAGATCGCCACGCAGCGCGGCGGCTTCTTCCTGAGACTGGGCCAGCTCGGCGCGGAGCTTGTCGGCCTCGCCGGTTTTGGCGTTGTCCTCGGCGGCCTCGGTGAAAAAGGCCCGGACGGCGCGGACGGTTTCGGGTTCGGCCTTAATGGGCATGACCACGGCGAACGGTTCATTGTCGCAATAGGCGACGGCGGCGGAGATCGCGGACGTGGTGCGGAGCTGGGCGGCGGGGTGCAGCGCGGCGATGAATTTTGTGTCGTAGATCGCGGCAAAATCGGCGGCGGCGTTGTAGTAGCAGACGGCGGCGGCCTTGGGGGTCTGCACGGTCAGCGGGGAGCGCTGGAGGGGCTGCGCGTCGGCGTTGGCTTTCAGCGTGTCGGCGTACAGCCTGACGAGATCGAGCTTGTGTGCGTCGTCCTCGTGCTTGCCGTCCTTGTCAAGCGTCCAGTTGCCCGGCTCGCAGCAGGTGAAGCCCTGCACGGTGGCGGCGTACTCCGGCGGGTTCATGGTGCAGAGAAGAAAGCCGTTGCATACGTAGATCGTGCCGTCCTCGGTGACTTGGCAGACGAGGCGCGGCGAGCCTTTCAGGGCCTTGGCGGTGGCGGCGGTGTAGCGTCCTGTGAATTTCATCTTGTGTTCCTCCTGATCTTGTTTTTGGGTTTTGCTTCTGGGGCTGGGTTGCTTTGTGCGGTGCAGCCCTGCTAAAGTATCCGCTTGCGCTGGGTCAACGCTTGGACTTCTCCACCTGTAAGGCGTGGAACAAATGGGCCTTTGCCATGTAGAAATGCGGGTCGGTCTCCGGCGCGTCTTTTCCGGCGGCCTCGGCGGCCTCGCGGACGGCCTTGCCGGGCTTGTCGGTGTACTTCCAGAGCTGGCAGGTGATGGCGGACTTTGCGCCCTTTTTCACGCTGTAGCCCATGCGCTTCCACTCGGCGAACGTGTGGAACTGATTGGCGGCGAGCATGGCGGTGAAGATGTCCTCGGCGGTGTCCGCGCTGCCCTCGTCAACGGTGATCGTGACGTTGGCGCGGCGGGCGGCGAGCTGCTCGGCGGTGTAGGTGGCGTTCACCAGCTCGGCGAGCTGGGCGGGGGTGAAGCTGGCGCGGACGTTCTCAAAAATGATATCGTTGTTAGTCATGGCGTTTTTCCTTTCCGGCCTTGGCGGCCTGTACACGGTGTCGTGTTGTTTGCTGTGGCTCGAATGTAACACGGCACCGTGTATTTTGTCAAGCGTTTTTTTGAAATTTTTTTCGGGGCTGGGGTGTTCCCCCGTAGGGGGAAATTTTTTCGGCCTGCCCTGCTGGGCTTGCGTTCTGCGGGCGGGTGTGCTATGCTTTAGCCGTGGCCGGGCGGCGGCGAACTCGCTGCCCGTGCCGGGTGTGTAGCGTCGGGCCGTGCCTTGCTGGGGTGGCCCGGCGCTTTACTTGTTCAGCCGCTCGCGGAGCTTTTCGCGGAACTCCTCGATGGTCTTGCACTCGTCAGCGAGTATCAGGAGCCGGAGCCGTTCGGCCTCCTGCGCTTGCTGTACAAGCAATTCGCCTGTGTTCGGCGTGGTCATGTTCACCTCCCCTTTCTGGTCGCCGTGGTCGGCGGTTCGCTGGGCGCCGGTCGCTGTGGCCGTCCGCTTGCCCTGCATGATAGCGGCGGATTTTTGCGCCGTCAATAGGGCTGTTTTCGTTCCCCAGTCCCCCTTTAGGGGGGACGTGGGGAAGTTTTTTTGTACAAAATTCCGTGGCGTTTTCTGTGCAAATTGCTGTAGTTGGGGGACTATAGGGGGCATATTAGCTTAGCTTATCCGGGGACGATACCGGGCGCGGTAAATACCCTCGGCGGCGGCTCCGGCCTGCCCGGCGGCAGATCGGCAGACCGGCGCGGCAGACGGTCACGGCGGCAGATCGGCAGACCGGCGGCAGGCGGTCGGGGTGGGCGGCTCCGATGGGGGCGGCGTGTCGGCACGGCGGGCAGACGGTCGGCAGGTCGGCGGCCAGCTCCGGCAGTCGGCAGGACGGCCAGCCATCCGCCAGCGCCGCCAGCCGGGCAGGCGCAGGAGATACCAAACGCGCAGGCCCGCGCAGAGATACCATGCCGCGCAGGCCCGCAGGCGCAGCATAGCGCGAGCCATCCGCCGCCAGAGCGGCCAGCCATCCGCCAGCCCCACAGGCCAGCAGGCCGCAGGAGATACCAAACGCCCGCGCCCGCGAAGATACCACGACGCGCAGGCCCGCGCGAAATTCTAAACGCGCCCACGCGAGGTACTGGCGGCGCGGCGGTCGTCCTTTGCGGGTTCGGAAGCCCAAAATTTTTTTAGGTAAGGGGTCGAAAAATCGCTTCCGGGGAGCCGGGGCGGGAAAAGTTGGCGGGGTCAAAAATGCGACAGAGGAAGAAAACGGGGTGGTTTTGGGCAAAAAAGAAGCCGCCTATGCGGCGGCTGATGGCGAGAAAGGCGGGCGGCTGTAATATGGAACGGGCGGGCGCTCGCGTATGCGCGAGAGGTTACAGGCTGCGGCGAGGTCGGCGGCGATGAAGCGTCTGGCGGCGGGTATCATTTTCGTGGCATCACGAAAATGGGCAGAGGGAGAGCGGGACGACGATGCCGCGCCGGGAAATAGAAAAGCGGAACTGCCTACAGTCTGTTGGCAGCTCCGCTATTATTCTTTCTGTTCCAGATCGCCGGTGAGCCATACGAGGGAAACACCGAGAACGCGGGCGAAGATGGCAAGCTCATAATCGGTAACGAAACGGTCGCCGGTCTCAATGCGGCTGATTGCCTCTCGACCCAGACCAACACCATAGACCTGCATCTTGGCGGCAAGGACATCTTGGGATAGGCGTTGGGCAGTTCGCGCCTGATGTATTCGGTCGCCGGAGATATTGGCCCGCCCGGAGTAATCATATATTTTCATAAGCCGTCCCTCCTGTTCTGCTTGACAATACCATTTTTTATGGATAATCTTGTAATAAAGATTTACAAAATATAAGAAAGCAGAGAAAAAAGTAGAAAAGATTTACAATATGCCGAAACGCGGACACGGGCGCGACACACAAATGTGAGGCGGCAGACTGTATCGCAGCTGAGTTGTTTTTTGAATAGGCGTAAGCTGGCCGGGACGAGCGACCGGCTCAAACCAGCTTAAACAAGCTCAAACCATAAAAAACTGAGAAAGGATGAAAGAAAATGGCAATGGAAAAAGACGGGCGGAGGTGGAGCCTGCGGCGACTGGCGGCGACGGCGGCGGTCGTTGCGCTGTGCGTGTTGCTGGCCGGATGCGGCGGCGGGGACACAGGCGACAAGATCAGCGCACCATTTGAAAGCGGAAAGTGCAAGGGGATGGAGTTGGAGGTCGTCAAAAGCCAACTGGCAGAAGCGGGCTTCACCAACATTCAGGAAAAGCCGCAGGAAACGGCAACGGAATTTCTTGCAGACAGCGTTATCTCGGTGAAGATCGGCTCGAACACAAGCTGGAACAGCGCCAACACGTGGAAGCCGGATACAAAGATCGCCATTGAGTATTACGCCTATACGGGTATCCGGCATATTGATGTGACTATGGATATTGCCGTGGGCGGTGAGGACGGGAAACCAGTATTTACCGTGCAGACCAGCTTACCGGACGGAACAAAATTGAGCGCAGAACTTTCCTACAATGGCGAACTGGCGGGCGGGCGCGAGGACTATGTGGAGACGCAGACCATCACAGTGCAAGACGGCAAAGCGCAGACCGCGCCATTCACAAAGGACGGAGAGATGCTGACGGGGCAATACCGCTTTGGCGTGGTCATGTTCCCGGCGGAGCAGAGCCAACAGGTGCAGGAGATCGTGGGCGTGTCCGGCGAGGCCATGCGTGGTGCGCTGGTGGAAAAGGACGGAGACTACAGCTATATCGCCGCGTCGATGGAATACACATCCCCTGTTGCGGAGACCGTTGAGAAGATCAGCGAGGAGGAGCTGCGGGAGAAACTAAAGACTGCGCTTTCCGGCTTTGGCGACGACTGCACCATCAGCAAAGATGGGTATGTTTACACCGTGAACGTGTGGCAGGAGGGCTTGGCACAGACGGCTATGCTCGCGCAGACCGGTGACAAGGACGCGAAAGAGGCATGGGATAAAATCGTATACACAACCATGCAAGCCTCGGATAGCCTGCAAGAGCTGCTGACGGCCAGCGGGTACGGGGACTACATGGTACAGATACAGGTTTTGAACGACAAAAACCACGATAACACATTGTTGACGGTGACCATGGGAATGGCATCGTATAACTGCGTTTCCTAACCATCGAAAAATTTTTCGGGATTAGCAACTTCCGCAGGTTTTTCGTGATAATATCATAGCGTGGAATAAAGCCCGTGGCGGAAACGCTGCGGGCTTTGCCGTTGGTGCGTCCTGCGCCGGTCGAAGCCCTGCGTTCCTACGCGGGGTATTTCCGTAGGCCGGGCGGGATGTACGACTATCTGGAGGTGTGAAATGCCGAAGCGGAGCAAGTCGCGCGACACCGCCAAGGCTGCATACATCGCCCGCAAGGCGGCGGGCGAGGAAGTAAGCCTGCGGGAGCTGGCGCAGGAGCAGGGTGTGAGCTATCAAACCCTGCGGAATTGGAAAGCAGCGGACAAGTGGGATGAAGCTCTGCCAAAGAAGCGGCGGGGCGGTCAACCGGGAAACCGCAACAGCGTGGGAAAGAAAAACGCTGCCGGAAGCCATGCGGGCGCACCGGCGGGAAATAAGAACGCAGAAAAGGACGGAGCGTACAGCGCCGTCTTTTTTGATATGCTCTCGGACGCGGAGCGGGAGATCGTACAGCGCACACCGCTGGGAAGCCGCGCCGCGCTGGAGCATGAAATGCAAATCCTGAAATTCCGGGAGCATAAGATACTCGCCAAAATCGCGGAGTATGAGGCAGCCCCGGAGGACAGCCTGTACATCAACAGCCTGATGGACATGAGAGTGCCGGGCGGACGTGGCAAGGACAAGCAGGACGGTGCCTTACAGAGCATGGGAATGTACAGCAAGGACAGCGCGTTCAGCCGTGTGCTGAAATTGCAGGAGGCGCTATACAAGGTGCAGGGCCGCATCGCCAAGATTGCGGACAGTCTGCGGGCGCTGGAGGAGAGCGAAAAGCGCATGACGCTGGAGCGGGAAAAGCTGGAGCTGCTGCGTATGAGAGCCACCGGCGCGGTGGATGTACCAGACCCGGAAACGGATGGAGAGGACGCAGAGGAGATGGCATAATGGAAAGCATTTTAACAATCCTGCTGGGCGGTGTGTTGCTGGCTGCGGCTTTGCTGGGTGGGGCGCTGGCGGTTCCGCATCCGTGGGGGATTGTGCCGACGGCGGTGGTCATAGCTGGATGGACAGCGGTGTGCTGCTTTCTGGCAGTCACGCAGTTGGAAATGCTGGGTATGCTGGTCACGGCGATTGCGGCAATCTTCACAGCGGTTCGTCTGGGGGAAGGGCGGTAGATGAAATGACACTCTACACAAGCAAAGTAGTGGCCCAGTGGTTATGCCTGACGGAGCGGCGGGTGCGCCAGCTTCGGGACGAGGGCGTGATCGTGGAGGCCCGACCGGGGCTTTACGAGTTACAGCCAACAGTGGCACGGTACATCACCTACATCGGCGGCGCGGGCAAGGAAACGCTGACAAACGAGCGCATGATGCTGACGCGGGCAAAGCGTGAGGCGGCGGAAATGGAAAACGACCTGCGGCGGGGTGAGGTACACCGCACGGCGGACATCGAGCGGGGCATCCAGTCCATGTTCCTGAACATCCGCAGCCGCTTTCTGGCGCTGCCCGCCAAGCTCTCTCCCACCCTGTCCACCATGGGCGGAGATCAGACGGGTATCTTCGACGAGCTGAAAGGGGCCATCGAGGAAATTCTGGAGGAAATGAGCGATTACCGGGTGGCCTTTGCGGCGGAGGACGGTGAGAACGATGGAGAAGCAGAAAAAGAAACACCCATGTAGCGGGTGCGTGTGGCGGGTGCAGACCAGCGAGGACAAGGTGCTGTGTATGTTCCCTCGCTGCGTGAGAAAAGAATATGAGCGCTACTGGCCGCAGGGGAAGCAGAGCGATGAAAAAGCGAAAGATCATTGATCTGCCAAAGCCGACGCTGGAGCTGTTGGCACGGTGCGCGGCGGTGCTGAAACCGCCCCCGGCTTTGACGCTTTCGGAGTGGGCAGACCGATACCGGGTGCTGTCGGCGGAGAGCAGCGCGGAGCCGGGGCGCTGGCACACGGACAAGGCACCATACCAGCGGGAGATCATGGACGCAATCGGCGACCCGCACATCCGCAAGGTGGTGATCATGAGCGCGGCGCAGATCGGCAAGACCGACGCTTTCATCCTCAATCCGCTGGGCTACTACATGGACTACGCCCCGTCTCCCATCCTCGTGATGCAACCGACGCTGGACATGGGACAGACCTTTTCCAAAGACAGGCTCGCGCCAATGATACGGGACACGCCGGAGCTGCGGGACAAGATCGACGTGAAAAGCCGCTATTCCGGCAACACCATCATGAAGAAGAATTTCCCCGGTGGCCACATCACCATCGTGGGCGCGAACAGCGCAACGGGCCTTGCCAGCCGTCCCATCAAGGTGTTGCTGGCGGACGAGGTTGACCGCTACCCGGCCAGCGCCGGAACGGAGGGCGACCCGCTATCCTTGGCCCAGAAGCGACAGACGACCTTTTGGGACAAAAAGACGGTGATCGTCTCCACGCCGGTCATTAAGGGCCAGAGCCGCATCGAAACGGAGTTCAACCAGTCCACGCGGGAGGAATGGAACGTGCCATGCCCAGAGTGCGGGGAGTATCAACCCCTCGTGTGGGCCAACGTGGTATTTGACAAGGACGACCCGCAGGGCGAGGTGCTGTATAAGTGCGAGCGCTGCGGTGTAGTGAACGGAGAATACAAGTGGAAGCAGGCAAGCAAGCGCGGTCGCTTTGTGCCGGAGAACCCCGGCGCAGAGGCGCGGGGCTTTCACCTGAATACGCTGGCTTCCACGTTCTGCTCATGGAAAGAGATCGTGCAGAAATTCCTTGTGGCAAAGGAACAGCTCGATCAGGGAAACCCGGAGGGAATGAAAGTCTGGGTGAACACGGAGCTGGGCGAGACGTGGGAGGAGCAGGGAGAGCAGGTGGAGGATGCCGCGCTGCTGAACCGGCGAGAGCTGTACGACGCAGACGTGCCGGAGGGAGTGCTGGTGCTGACAGCCGGTGTGGACGTGCAGGACGACCGCTTCGAGGTGGAGGTGGTCGGCTGGGGCATCGGCAAGGAGAGCTGGGGCATCCGCTACCAGAAGATATACGGCGATATGCTGAAAGAGCAGGTATGGCAAGACCTCGACAATTTCCTGCTGGGCGGCTTCAAGAAAAAAGACGGGGCGGTGCTGCACATCATGAGCGCCTGCATCGACACCGGCGGACACCACACAGATCAGGTATACCGCTTCACGGCGGAACGGTGGGAGCGAAAGATATGGTCGATCAAGGGCAAGGGCGGCGCGGACGTGCCATATATCCGAAATCCCACCACCAACAACCGCGTAAAAACGCCGCTGTTCATCATCGGCGTGGACGCGGGAAAGGCCCTGCTGTATCAACGACTGCGGCATGAGACCAAGGGGCCGAACTACTGCCACTTTCCGCTCAATGAGGAAGCGGGCTATGACGAGCAATATTTTATCGGCCTGACAGCCGAGAAAATGGTGGTGCGCTGGCGCAAGGGCAGAAGTGTTGTGGCGTGGGAGCTGAAAGACAGCAAGCACAAGCGCAACGAGCCACTTGACCTGCGCAACTACGCTACGGCGGCGCTGGAGATCGCCAACCCCATTTTGCAGGAGGGCGAGATCGCAAAGCCCATCAGAAAACGTCCGGCAGGCCGCCGGAGGCGAGGAGGGATTTAATTGGCAGTCTTTACGAAAGAAATCTGTCAAAAGAAGTTGAACACATGGCTGGCGGCGGAGGAGGCCATCGCCACCGGCCAGAGCTATCAGATCGGCAGCCGTATGCTGACGCGAGCCGACTTAAAGCAGGTGCGTGAGGAAATGGAATATTGGGCCGGAAAGCTGGCGGAGGCGGAGGCAGAGGATAAGCACGGCGGGCGAAACCGTGCCTATCGTGCCGTGGCCCGCGACGTGTGAGGAGGGAGCGCATGATGAAACCGAACATCCTTGACCGGGCAATCATGACCGTGGCTCCCGTCCACGCGGCGAAGCGGGCGGCGGCGAGAGCCGCGCTGAGCGTGATCAACAGCGGGTACGGCAACTACGGAGCCAACCTGACGAAAAAGAGCATGAGAGGATGGATGTACAACGGCGGCAGCGCCAAGGAGGACATCGAGGACAACATCGACATTCTGCGGCAGCGGAGCCGAGACGCTTACATGGGCATCCCAACGGCCACGGCGGCGCTGAAAACCATGCGGACGAACGTGGTGGCGGGCGGATTGATGCCTGCGCCGCAGCTCGACAGCGACTATCTGGGACTGGACGAGGCGGCGGCGGAGAAGCTGCAAGCGCAGATTGTGCGGGAGTTCGCCCTGTGGGCGGACACGCCGGTATGCGACGCAGAGCGAATGGACAACTTCTATCAGCTCCAGCAGCTCGCCTTTTTGAGCTACCTGATGAACGGCGACACCATCGCCCTGCTGCCAATGAAGCATCAGGCGGGAGTGCCGTATGACTTGCGTGTGCGGCTGATCGAGGCAGACCGGGTATGCAGCCCGGATGGCTTTGACAGGCTGATGCCATGCACGGTGCAGGGCTACGAGGTACAGAACATCGTGCAGGGCGTGGAGACCGACGCGGACGGTATGGTGACAGCCTACTGGATATGCAACCGGCATCCGCTGGGCAACAACAGCGCCGTGGACGCGGCGGGGCTGACGTGGCAAAGAGTGGAAGCCTACGGCGATACAACCGGGCGGCGGAACGTGCTGCACATCATGAGCCGCGAGCGCATCGGCCAGCGGAGAGGCGTTCCCCTGTTGGCCCCTGTGCTGGAGAGCCTGAAACAGCTTGGACGCTACACGGACGCGGAGATCACGGCAGCGGTGATCAGCGCCATGTTCACGGTGTTTGTGAAGTCACAAAACCCGTCGGACGGCAGACCGTTTGGAGAAATGATACCGGCGGAGGAGCTGATCGACAACGCCGACCAGAGCAGCATCGAGCTGGGGCCGGGGGCCATCATTGACCTGAACCCCGGCGAAGAGGTGCAGTTTGCAGACCCGAAGCACCCAAACACCGGGTACGACGACTTCACGAACGCAACCATCCGCCTGATCGGCGCGGGGCTGGAGATACCGCCGGAAGTGATGATGAAGCAGTTCACCACCAGCTATTCGGCGGCTCGCGGCGCACTCAACGAGTTCTGGCGCACCTGTAGTATGCAGCGGGACTGGTTCACGGACGATTTTTGCCAGCCGGTCTATGAGGAGTGGTTCGCAGAGGCGGTCGCCCGTGGGCGTATCCACGCGCCGGGCTTTTTCACCGACCCAGCGAGGCGCAAGGCGTACACGGCCTGCGCGTGGAACGGCCCGGCACGGACGAACCTGAACCCCGTACAGGAGGTGGATGCCGCCATCAAGCGAGTGGATGCCGGTTTCAGCACGGCGCAGGAGGAGACGGCGCAAATGACCGGCGGGGACTACAACCGCAACATCAAACTGCGCGTGACGGAGGCCAAGCGCAAGCGTGAGGTGGACGAGATCGGAAAAGCGCAGACGGCGGGAGAATAGGAGGAAAACAGAAATGCCCGAAAACAAGAAATTCTGGAAATTCTGCAATCAGGCAGGAAACAAGGTAGAGCTGCTGCTTTACGGCGACATTTCGCAGACGAGCTGGTGGGGCGACGAGGTGACCCCGAAGCAGTTTGCGGAGGAGCTGGCCGGTCTGGGAGCGCTGGACGAGATCACGGTGCGCATCAACAGCGGCGGCGGCGACGTGTTCGCAGCGCAGGCAATCGGCAACCAGCTTGAACAGCACCCGGCGGCGGTGACGGCGAAGATCGACGGCCTGTGTGCCAGCGCGGCAACCATCGTCGCCTGCCACTGCGGCAAGGTGATCGCCGCAAACGACAGCACCTACATGGTGCATCCGGTGCGCATGGGCGCTTACGGCTACTACAACGCCGAGGAATTGCAGAAGTACATCGAGGCGATGAACGCCATCCGGGAAAGCATCGTGGGCCTGTATGTGAAAAAGACAGGCAGAGATAAGGACGAGGTGGCCGGATGGATGGACGAGACAAGCTGGTGGACGGCGGCGCAGGCAAAGGAAAACGGCTTTATCGACGAGTTGACGGACGAGGCGGACGGAACGGTGATCGAAAACCGGGACGGGCTACTGTTCGTCAACAGCGTCAACACACACCTGCCTTTCGACAAGGCACCCAACTTTGTACAAAGCAACAAGGCGGCTCCCGCCTCCTGCTCTGTAAATAACAAATGCCATAAGGAGGTAACGAACATGGCAAACGAGATCAAGACCGTGGACGACCTGCGCGGGGCCTATCCCGCACTGGTCAATGAAATCGAGGAGGCGGCGGCGAACAAAGCGACGAGCGACGAGCGCCAGCGCATCCACGACATCGAGGACATGGCCCTGTCCGGCAGCGAGGCGCTGACGAACGAGGCCAAGTTCACAAAGCCGGTGAGCGCCAGCGAGTACGCTGTGGCCATGATGAAAGCTGCCAAGGAGAGCGGCAACGCATGGCTCAACGGAGCAAAGGCCGATGCCGACAAGAGCGGCATGGGCGGCGTGAAGAACGACGGCGGCACCGGCGGCGGTGTGGGCAAGCAGGACGAGTTCATGGACGCGATCAAGTCCATGGGCAAGAAGCAGTAAAGGAGGAGAAAGAACATGAGTATGGATTTGGCAAAAAAGACCTTTTCCACCCAGCCGGATTACCTGATCGCGGGTAATGCGGAGATCGTTACGGCGGTCAAGGAGGCATCCGCTGCCTTGAAGCGCGGCGCTCCCGTGGTTCTCAACAGCGACGGCAAACTGGCCGCCATCAGCGTGAGCGGCAGCAGCGCCCCCTACACCGTGACCACCACGGGCCTGTACGGCATTCTGGCGGAGGATGTCGCGTCGGGCGAGGACGGCATCGTGTACCTCTCCGGCGAGTTCTTCGCCGACGCGCTGGTGCTGCCCGCCAACGCCACCGCTGCGGACGTGGAGGTTCCTCTGCGCAACCTCGGCATCTACTTGAAGTAAGGAGGAAGAAAGAATATGGCTAACGAAGTGAACATTTACTCCCCCCGCTATCTGGCGGAGGTGGTGAGACAGACCCCTGCCGTACACACCTATTTCCGCGACACCTTTTTCACCAACGTCAAGACGTTCGCTACCGAGCGCGTGGACATCGACCTTGTGAAAGGCGACCGCCGCATGGCGGCCTTTGTCCATCCCCGCGTGGGCGGCAAGGTGTTGAAAGCCAACGGCTACCAGACCGAGAGCTACAAGCCCCCTCTGATCAACCCCTATGACGTGACAACCGCTGACCAGCTCATGACCCGCCTGCCGGGCGAAGATCTGTACAGCGGCATGACCCCCGCTCAGAGGGCCGCGCAGAAGCTCATGGAGGAGTACGCCACACTGAACGACGCGACCACGCGCCGCGAGGAGTGGATGGCGGTGCAGGCCATCGTGACCGGCACCATCCCCATTGTGGGCGAGGGCGTGAACGAGACCATCGACTTCGGCCTGACCAACAAGAAAACCCTGACCGGCGACAACAAGTGGGGCGGCACCAAGGCCGACATCCTCGGCAACCTTGGTGACTGGACGGATGCGGTGCTGCACGGCGGCTTCGCCAACGTGGACACCATCATCATGGGCAAGACGGCCAAGGCAAAGTTCTTCGCCGATGCCAACGTGCAGAAGATGCTGGACAACCGCCGCATGAACCTCGGCGAGATCGCCCCCCGCGACCTGCCCAACGGCGTGAAGTACCTCGGCCACCTGAATGACCCCAGCCTTGACATGTACGTTTACGGCGAGGTCTACTACGACGACTGGACTAACCCCGACGCGCCGGAGACCAAGCCGCTTATCCCGGACAACATGATCATCCTGATCAGCTCCAGACCCAACTACATGATGGCCTACGGTGCCTGCACCTACATCGAGGACGCATCCGGCCTGTGGGTGACCTCCCAGACCAGCCGCGTCCTGCGCAGCTATGTGGAGCATCATCCCGACCGCCGCATGGTGGAGCTGCAGGCGCACCCGCTGCCCATCCCCGACAAGGTGGATAGCTGGCTGGTGGCGACCGTGTGCTGACATGGCGCTGTTCGAGCTAAAGCAGGAATACAGCGGAGCGGAGGGGGCTACCCCTCCGCTCACCTTTAAGGACTGCGCCACAGCGGACATCGACGCGGCTTTCTTTGAGCAGGACGAACACGCGGACTGGCATACGGTTGACGGCAAGGACGCACTGGTGATCGTGGACGATCAGCGGCTCAAAGAGCATAGCGCCCATTGGGAGGCGGGAGCCAAGCAGAACTTCGACACGGGACTATATACGGCCTACACAGTGCTGTATATCCGCGTGAGCGACTACGGGCCGAAGCCGAAAGTAGGAAAGCATCTTGTTCTGGACAAGGGGACAAACCGGCAGCGGTCGTACACCATCCTCAACTGCGAGGAGGAGGCGGGCGTGTACCGCATTTCCATGGAAAGGACGCGGCAATGAGCAGAGTAACCTATGACGCAGGGAACCTGACCATCGAAGTGGACGGGCTGGACACCGTGGCGGCGGCGCTGGGCGATTTGAAGAAAAAGACCCCGGCGGCGGCCAAGGTAGCCATCAACGCCACGGCACGGCAGGCCCGCAAGCTGATGATCGCAAAGGCAAAGGCGCGGTACGCCGTGAACGCGGCGGGCAGGCGGCACCTGAAAGACCTTGTGCAGCGGAAAAAGGCAAGCAATACCAGCTTGAGCGCGGAGCTGCACATCGCAAAGATGCGCAACGATCTGGGTTATTTCCAGCACAGGCCGACAGAACGCTTTACCGGGCGCGAGGTTTTGCACCACGCGCCAAAGTATGTGAAAGCCCGTGTTCTGAAAGCCTCGTCCATGGCGGCGCTGACGGGCAATGCCAACATGAGCAAGGGCTTTCTCGTGCAGTTCAAGAGCGGCCACATCGGCATGGTGCAGCGGCAGATCGGCTCCAGCTCCAGCCACACGGTCACGGAGCGGGGGCATCCGAGATGGCGGAACAAAAACGGTAAGGTGGAAAAGCTGGTGACGATGGGAAGCCCGTCGGCCTCGGCGATGCACTCTACCGTATGGCCCATGGTGGAGCCGGAGGTGTCCGAATATCTGCAAGACCGTCTGATGGAGCAGACAGAGCGGGTGCTGGCGCGAGCGGCGAGGAGGAAGTAAGCCATGAAGAACTATATGGATGCGGTGAGAGCCGCAGGCATCGGGCGAACTCCCCAGCTCTGCCAAGACGCGCTGATCGAAACGCTGGAGGAGCTTTTCGCCGGGAAGAAATACAACGGCCAGCAGAGCCGCAAGGAGCTGAAAATCTTCAAGCAGGATTTGCCGGTGCCGGAGGACTATGACGCGGACGTGGACACGGACGCGGCGGCGGCCCCGTACATCGTTGTGCGCATGACTGGCGGCGAGATCAAGAACGACGACGGGCCGCAGGCGGTTGAGTTCAGCCTGATCGTGTGCGCCTACGACGAGGGCAAGGAGCGAGAGGGCTATCAGGATGTTGCCAACATCAAGGAGGACATCGTGCAGCGGTTATGCACCAAGCCGTATTTCGGCGGGGCGTTCACCGTGCTGAAACCCATCGCGTGGGCCATGCAGCAGGACGACACCTACCCGTACTACTTCGGGGCGTGTTCGCTGACCTGCACCGCACCGGCCATGACACAGGACACAGAAATGGAGGAGCTGGTATGAGCAAGAGAAGCGATAAGCTGGCGGCGGATGCCGCTGTGAGCGAGGAGACCATCCCGGCGGCGGAGACTGCTGCCGAAACTGCCACCACGGAGCGGGAGAATACGAGCGTGACGCAGGTTTACTGCGGCCCCACGGTGCGCGGCGTTGCCAAGCAGTACACGGTGTTTCGCGGCGGCATCCCGGAGGCGCTGGAGGCGTTCATCGCCATTCACCCGGAGGCCGGGGTGCTGGTGGTGGACGTGGAGCGCTTTGCCGAGACGAGAAAGCGGCTGGAGACCGCAGGAACGGCGGAGGCCATTCTGTACGGCAAGATCAAATCCGAACTGTAAGGAGGAAGAAAGACTATGGCATACAAACACGGCGTATACACGAGCGAGGTTGCGACCAGCATGGTCGCGCCCATCACCGGCACGGCGGGCTTACAGGTGATCGTAGGCACTGCCCCGGTGAATATGCTCAAAGACCCGGCGGCGGCGGTCAACGTGCCTCTGCTGGTGAACAGCTACAAGGAGGCCGTGGAGGCGGTGGGCTATCTGCCTGACTTCGCCAACTACACCCTCTGCGAGTGCATCAGCGCAAATTTCAGCGTTGTGGGTATCGCGCCCATGGTGCTGATCAATGTGCTTGACCCTGCCAAGCACAAGATCGCCATCACCGGCGGAACCGTTCAGGTGAACGACGGCGTGGCGGTGCTGGAGGAGACGGGCGTTCTGCTGGAGGGGCTGACCGTCAAGAGTGGTTCCAACACGCTGACCGCAGGCACGGACTACACCACCACATGGAACGACGACGGTACGCTGAATATCGTGGTGCTTTCCACCGGCGCGGGTAAGGAAGCAACGAGCCTGACCGTGACCGGCAACAAGATCGACCCCAGCAAGGTGACAGCGGCGGACATCGTGGGCGGTGTGGACAGCTCCACCGGCAAGGAGACCGGCCTTGAGGTGGTGCGTCAGGTCTATCCGAAGCTGTCCATGACACCCGGCATCCTGCTGGCCCCGCGTTTCAGCAAGGACGCGACGGTGGCGGCAGCCTTGCAGGCCAAGACCAAGAGCATCAACAGCGTGTTTGGTGCGGTGTGCGTTGTGGACATCGACAGCAGCAACACCGGCGCGACCAAGTACACCGCCGTCAAGACCACCAAGGAGGCGCAGGCGGTGAGCGACCCAAACGCCTACGCGGTTTGGCCTTTTGCCAAGGTGGGAAACACGGTGTACAGCGGCAGCGCACTGGCGGCGGCGCTGACAGCCTATACCGACGCGCAGAACAACGACACGCCTAACGTCAGCCCCAGCAACAAGACCATCTCCATTTCTGCCGCCTGCCTCGAAGATGGCACGGAGGTGGTGCTTGATCAGGAGCAGGCCAACACCGTGAACAGCTTCGGTGTGGCAACGTGGCTGAATATGAACGGCTTCCGCCTGTGGGGCAACAACACGGCGGCCTACCCCGGCATCAGCGACCCGAAAGACCGCTGGTTCAGCGTCCGCCGCTTCCTGACGTGGGCGGCCAACACGTTTATCCTGACCTACTTCCAGAAAGTGGACAGCCCCGCCAACAAGCGGCTGATCGAGGCCATCGTGGACAGCGAGAACGTGCGCGGCAACGGCTTTGTGGCCCGTGGTGTGTGCGCCCGCTATGAGATCACGTTCAACGAGGACGAGAACACCACCGCCGACCTGCTGGACGGCAAGATCACGTTCCACCAGTACATCACCCCGTTCACCCCTGCGGAGGACATCGAGGACATCATCGAGTTTGACCCCGACGCTCTTTCCGCCGCGCTGAACTGATAAGGGAGGGTAAAGAAGATGATTTCCAACAACTATATCCCGGAGAAGATCAACGAGTATAACGCCTATCTGGACGGCACGAAGATGATCGGCGTGGCCGCGTCGGTGACGCTGCCGGAGGTCAACATGAAAACCAGCACCGTTTCCGGTGTGGGCGTGAACGGCGAGCTGGACAGCCCCACCATCGGCCAGTTTGAGAGCATGGAGCAGGAAATCCAGTTCAACACGCTCTACAGCTCCGCCATGGATATGCTCTCTCCCCTGTCCACGGTGAACCTGACGCTGCGAGCCTCGCAGCAGGTCTACGACAAGCAGGGCGGCTACAACTTCAAGGGCCTGCGCGTGGTGGAGATCGGGCGCGTGAAGAAGTTCAACCCCGGCAAGGTGGAAAAGGGCGAGGCCATGGAGGCCACCGTGACGCTGGAGCTGACCTACCTGATGATCGAGGTGGACGGCCAGCAGCTCTTGGAGGTTGACAAGCTCAACGGCATCTACAAGGTCAACGGCACGGATATGCTGGCGGGCGTGAACAGCCTGATCTAACGGGCGCAAAACAATACGGCCTGTCCCTGCGCAAACGGGGGCGGGCCGTGTTTTCACACAACGAAACGACGCTGAAAGGAGCGAACACCAATGGCAGAGGACAAGATCACGGCGGCGGAGACCGCAAACGAGGGGACAAAAAAGAGCGAGAACATCGTGGAGCTGGCAAGGCCCTACGGGTTCGAGGGCAAGGAGTACGGAGAGATCGACCTGACGGGGCTGGAGAAGCTGACCGTGCAGGACGCTATCGACGTGCAGCGGCAGCTTTTTGGTGAGGGCGAGGCGGCGGCCTCGGTGCTGTGCGAGACCACGACAGCGTTTGCCCGCGCCATGGCGGTCAAGGCCACCGGAATGCCCATTGAGTTTTTCAAGCTGATGCCTCGCGGCGCTTTCAAGCGCGTGGCAGGTGCGGTGCGCAGACACCTGAACGTGGAGAGCAGAACGGAAAACCATGTGATGCATCTGGAGAAGCCACGCCATTATAAGGGCAAGGAATACCGGGACATCGACCTGAACGGCGTGGCAGACCTGAACACGCTGAATGAGAGCGAGGCGGAGAACCGCATGGCCCGCGAGGGCTTTGTGGTGACGGAGAACAGCACCAACTATCTGTACTCCTGCGTGATCGCCGCCATGGCAACGGGCATCCCGGAGGAGTTCTTTACCACGCTGCCCCTATATGAGCTGCTGAAACTGAAAAACGCGGTGAACGACGCGGATTTTTTCGGATAAAGGGCGGAGCCAAGGCCCTGCGGAAAGCGGCTATCCGGCTGTCCTCGGTGACACGGACGGGCGTGGACTTTTATCTGAAAATGCCTGTCCGGGACTTTATTGAGCTGAATAGCGAGGTGGCGGAGGAATGGCGAACAATAAAACATTAGAGTTAAGCATCAAGATCGCCGGTAAGATGGACAAAAGCCTGATGGCGGCGCTGAACGGGAGCCAGAGCCAGATCAGCAGCTTTGCCCGCAGCATCAGCTCCATCGGAACGGCAGGACTTGCGGCCATGGGGACGCTGGCGACGGCGACTGTAGCGACCATCGCAAGCTGCACCAAGGAAGCGGCGAAGTTTGAAAACTACATGGCGGATGTGGTCAAGTATGTGGACGGTCTGGCAGATGCTACCGGAAAGATCAGCGACAAGGTGGCGGACAACGGCAAGACCTACGCGCAGAACTACGAGGCCATGAAAGACGCAATCAAGGATTTAAGCACGCAAATCCCCTATACGCAGGAGGATTTGACGCGCCTCGCCGCTGCGGCGGGACAGTCCGGCAAAGCCATGGAGGATTTGATCAAGATCGACGGCTCCGGCAATGTTACAGGTTTCCTGCGGGACATCGCCATGACCGGCACGGCCATGGACATCAGCGCCGATCAGGCGGGCAACTGGGCCGCCAAGTGGGAGCAATCGCTGAAAATGACCCACGAGGAGGTCATGGTGCTCTTTGACCAAATCAACTATCTGGGCGCAAACAGCGCGACCACGGCGGCGGAGATCGCGGAGGCGGTCAATTCTGCGGCGAGCCTCGGCCAAGTGGGCGGCGTGAGCGCGGCCACAACGGCGGCGTTGGCGGATGCCATGCTGGCAACAGGCGTATCGACTGATCGCGTCGGCACCAGTATCAAGCGCATGATCACGAATTTGAGCAAGGGCGCAAGTGCGACGAAAGCCCAGAAAGAGCAGTTCGAGGAGCTGGGCATGAGCGCGGAGTGGGTTGCCAAGGCCATGCAGGAGGACAGCGTGGGAACGCTGGATACCATCTTCAAGGCCATCAACGATCTGCCACAGGAGCGACAGGTAGCGGCGCTGTCCACCCTGTTCGGCCAATGGGCCATTGAGGGCGGCGCGAAGATCGTCAACAATCTCGATGTGTACCGAAAGGCGCTGGAAATGGTGAGCGACCCAAGCCTGTACACGGGAAGCATGGAGCGGGAGTTCAACATCAAATCGCAGACCCCGGAGGCCATCGAGACCATGCTGAAAAGCACCAAGACAGCGCTGAAAATCGAGATCGGCGATGCGTTCCTCCCGGCGAAAAAACAGTTCAATCTCTCCATGATCGACTTTCTAAACAGCATCCGAAAGAATATGCCGGAGCTGACGCAGCTTGCGGAGAGCTTGGGAACGCTGGCAAGCCGGGGCGTGGAGAAGCTGGGGAGCGCTATGGACACGGCGCTGCCGTACATCCAAAAGGGGCTTGACTACCTGATCAACAACGGCGAGCAGGTGGTGCGTGTGCTGGGCGGCATGGCGGCGGCGTTTGTTGGCATGAAGTTCGCCCCGGCGGCGGAGGCTATTTTCTCCGGCGGAAAGGGCGGACTTGCGGGCCTGTTCAAGAGCGGCAAGAGTGCGGGCGCGACGGGCGCGGGGCTTTTCTCTGCGTTCCGGGGCGCATCGGGAAGCAACGGCTTCCGCACGACGCTGGGGGCGGCAATCTCCAGTCTGATCGGTGGAAACGGCATCAAGGGAACCACAGGACTTTTGAGCGCGGCGGCGGGAACGCCGGGGCTGTTGTCCGGCTACCAAAGCGCGGGAAGCGTCCTGCGGGGGGCAATCGGAAACAGCAAGACCGCGCAATGGCTGGGCGGCATCGGCTCGTCCCTCGGAAATCTCGGCGGGATGTTCGCTAACAGTCGGGCCGGACAATTTGCGGGCGGCCTTATGGGAAAGGCAGGCGGTGCGCTGGGTAAGTTGACCATGCCGCTGCGGCAAGGCATCGCGGGCATTGGAGCGGCGGCTACCATTCAGGGCAGCATCTTCCAGCAGGGCCTTTCCGGTTTGCTGGGGAAAGCGGGAGGCGTAGTAAGCGGTATCGCAAACTCCGGTGCCGGGAAAGCTGTCGGGAGCATATTCAGCGGCGGGGCCGGTCTGCTGGGGAGTATCTACGGCCCTATTGCTGGCGGCCTCGGTAGTCTGCTGTCCGGGGCGCTGCCTATTGTGGGCGTGATCTCCGGCATCATCGCCGTGGTGAGCATCCTGACGGACAAGTTCGGCGGGCTGGACAAAATCGTACAGCGGGTGTTCGGCGACACGGGACTGGAAAAGTTTACGGTATTCAAGGACGCGCTGCTGGGATTGTTCGAGGACGGCGGTGTGGCAAAGGCACTGCAACCGCTACAGGAGAGCATCACCAATCTGTTCGGCGAGGACGCGGGCGCAGCCTTTGGAGGCATTACCACCATCCTGCAATCGGTGATGGGTGTGATCGGCCAGCTCGTGACCTTTTCACAGACGACGGTGCGGCCTATCATCGAGGGCATATTCAGCTTCATCACGCAGACGGTAGTACCGGTCATTCTGCAAACCATCACAGCGGCGGCTCCATCCATCGCCTCCATCATCAGCGGCGTGGGTTCCGTGGTCATGACGGTGGCGCAGATCATCGGCGAAGCCATTCAGTTCCTCATGCCGATCATTCAGACGGTGATCACGGTGCTGCTGCACATTGGTCAGGTAGTGGTTCCGGCGGTGCTGGCCGCCATCGGTGTCTTTGCCGAGGGCATCAGCAGCGCGATCAACGGGGTCAAGACCATCTTTGAGGGCGTGATCAACTTCATCACCGGCGTGTTCTCCGGCAACTGGCGTATGGCGTGGGAGGGTGTGAAAACCATCTTCGTGGGCATCTTCAATACGCTGGGCGCTCTGTTCAAGACCCCTATTAACGCGGTGATCGCCCTGATCAACAAGGCAATCGCGGGCATCAACAGCCTCGGCATTACCATCCCGGACTGGGTGCCGCTGCTGGGCGGCAAGTCGTTCTCCATCAACATCCCGGAAATCCCCATGCTTGCGAGAGGCGGCTTTACCAACGGCGCAAGCATCGCGGGCGAGGCCGGAACGGAGGCGGTGATCAGCTTCCAGCGGGCGGCCCGGCGGGACAATCTGGACATCTGGGCCAAGGCCGGGCAAATGCTGGGCGTGAAGCCGGTGGAGCTGGCGGAAATCGACGGCGGCGGCTCCGGCGGCGGAGGCGGCATGACCTTTGCGCCGGTGATCAACATTCAGGGCAACGCCGACCGCAGCGTGGTGGAGGAAGCTCTGGCCGAGGCACAGGCACGGTTTGAAGCGTGGTATCTCCAGATGCAGCGCAGACAGGCCCGCACGGCATACTGACGGGAGGAAACGCGATGTACACGACCAAGAGCGGCGACACATGGGATGTGATCGCCAAGGAGGTATACGGCAGCGAGTACCATGCCGATGTGCTGATGGCGGCAAATCCGCAGGAGATCGACACGTTTATCTTCAACGCCGGGGTGGAGCTGAACACCCCGGCGCTGGAGGAGGAGCGGGACGGACTGCTGCCGCCGTGGAAATACGAGGCGAGCTATGATTAAGACAAGACGGCTGGCGCTGGATGTGCGCTACAACAGCTATCCCTTTGCCGGGCAGGTAGGCGGCGACATCGAGAGCCTGACCTACACCGACAGCGCAGCGGACAACAGCGACAGCATCAACATCACCATCAACGCGCAGGACAGGAAATGGCTGCTGGGCTGGATGCCGGAAAAGGGCGCGACGCTGCGAGCGCGTATTCTTGGCTACAACTGGGAACGGCAGGGACAGCGGAGCATCATGGAGTGCGGGCTGTTCGTGCTGGACGATGTGAGCTTTTCGGACGCGCCGACGACCTTACAGGTGGGCGGCGTAAGCAAGCCGAGCGACAGTGACTTTTCGGAGCTGGAGCGGGACGTGATCTGGAAGAACACCAGCATCAAACGTATCGGCGCAAAGATCGCCGCGCGGTACGGCCTTGCGTTCACCTACGATGCCGACGACTACGACATCGAGTGCGACGAGCAGGACGGCACGGACAGCAGCTACTACAACGGCCTGTGCAAAAAGTACGGGCTTATCCTGAAAGTGTACGCCCGGCGGCTGTGGGTGTATGACCGGGAGAAGTACAAGGCAAAGCGGGCCGTGCGCACCTTTGACCGCTCGCAGATCAGGCCGGGGAGCTTCGGCTACACCACCACCCTGTCCGGCACCTATACCGGTGGGTACTTCAATTACACGGACGCGGACAAGGACATTGACATCGAGTGCAGCGTGGGCGGAGGCTCGCACACCAAGAGCGTGAACCGGCGGGCTACCAGCGTATACGATGCCAGCGTCCAGCTCTGCGCGGAGCTGAACAGCGCCAACCACGGGACGGTGAAGCTGCGCTTCGGCGTGGACGGAGACTGGAGGGTAAGCGCGGGAAACTGCATCGCGCTGACAGGCTTTGGAAACCTGAACGGAAAATACTTTGTGGACAAGGTGACGCACAAGGTCACCAACAGCGGACTGACCACCGACTTTGAGTGCAGCGGTATCGGCCCGGCGTTCCATTCGTGGGACGTGGGCGGCAAGATCGTGTATCACGAAAAGACGGCGGACAGCGGCGTGAGCTATGACAGCACCTACGCTACCACCAGTCCGGCGGCGGGCGCAGCCAGCGCGGCGGCAGGCGGCGAGGCGGGACAGGCGATCACGCTGAACAAGGCTCCGCTGTATGTTTCCAGCACGGCAAAGAACAAGGCGGGAACCAAGACCGGCACCTACTGGCTGTACGACGGTATCCTGATCAACGGGCGCTACCGCGTGACCAACAGCGCGGCGCGGTGCGGAAAGCTGCCGGTGGGGCAGAACGTGACGGGCTGGGTGCCTGCGAGCTACTGCATCGCCAGCGAGGAGGCGAAAAAGTAATGGCGGGAACAAACAGAACCGGGCGCGTGAGCGCTATCGACTATAAGGCGGGAACCTATGAGGTGACCTACTTTGACCGGGGAAAAAGTGTGACCCGCCAGATCAACGCTATCAGCAACGGCGAGTACAAGATGCCCAGCATCGGGCAGGTGGTGAGCGTGAGCCACAACAGCAACGGAGCTGCGGCGGGAACCACCACCGGAACGGTGTGGAACAAGACCAACACCCCGGCGGAGGGCTACAAGGGCCTGTTCCGAAAGGAGTACGCCGCACAAAGGGGACTGGCTTATGAGCGCTACGACGAGAACACCGGCGTTTACACCCAGTATGTGAACCGGCGGACGGGGCGCAACTGCAACGGCGAGATATACGACGAGGCGAAAGGCGCAATCAGCCTTGTGGCGGGCGGGCAGTTTCAGGCCAAGAGCAGCGCCGCCAGCATGAGCCTGAACGCCAAAACCGGCGTTGGCATCGTGGCGGGGACAACGGTGAGCATCGAGGCAGGAACCTTTGTGAGCATCGAGGCCGCAGGCGCTTTGAGTGTGACGGCGGGAGGCAAGTACACATTCGCCGCAAAAAAAGGCGCAAAGATCGAGGTAGAGGGTGGCGACGCGGAGATCACCATAAACGGCGCAACTGTAAAGGTGACGGAGGCCGGGGATGTGGAGATCGGAAGCCCCACCAAAATCAGCCTGACAGCCCCGGAGATCAACGCCACGGCGGCGAGCGGAGACATCACCATCAACGGCGTGAGCCTTGTGAACCACACGCACATGAGCGGCGCGGTGGGAAAGCCGGATAAGTAAGGAGGGGCGAAAAGTGGCATTGGGAAGCTACATGGGCATGACGTTCACGGTGAGCGACCGGCGCATCCTGACACCGAGCGGGCTGAAAGGCCAAGGGGGCAGCGATTGGGCGACCCACAACCGGACAGGCGCACGGGCGCGGAGCCAGTGGATTGCCCCGAAGCTGCGGAAATACCAGTTCGATCTTTTGCTGCGGGCGCAGGACGGGGTAAACCCGCGAAGTGTTCTGCGGCATTTTCAGCGCATGGCGGAGACCAACGCGGCGGACTGGTTCATCGTGGGCGGCTCGCCGGTATCGCCGTATCCGTTCAAGATCACGGACATCAGCGACGAGTGGGGCGCGGTGCTGCACGGCGGCGCGATGGTGGAGTGCAAGGTGAGCCTGACCATCGAGGAATACCTGTAAGGAGGCAGCCATGTTATCAACGGAAAACGCGGTGATCGAGATACTGCCGGGGAGCGCGAACGACAGCACGGCGGCGGAGGTGTACCGCAATTTGCAGGTGCTTTACGCAACGAGGGCCGGAGAGCAGGCGCTTGACCGGGAGTTCGGCATCGACGGGACGATCATCGACTGCCCGCAGGAAAATGCGCAAGTCCTGCTGGCGGCGGAGTATGTGCGCAAGACAGAACAGTATGAGCCACGGGCGCGTGTCGTCCGTGTGGAATGGACTGCGGGAAAATCGCAGGACGGAAATATGACGCCAAAGGTGGTGATCGAGCTTGTCTAATATCGCTGAATTGGCAAACTGCCCGGAGCTGAGCTTCATCGAAAGCATGACTTTGCAGGAGACGGAAGAACAGCTCCGCGAGCTGTACACCAAGTATTACCGGGAGGCCACA